TTTTTTCCAGTTAATACATCCAAAATCAATTCCTGTTACAAATTCAAAATCTTCAACCCTTCCTTTAACATCTACACATCCTTCGCATAAACCTATAATAGTATTATATTCATTTTCTGAATCATTATAATGCAAACAATTTAAAAAATTACAATGTCCATATTTATTTTCCTCAACCATTCCATCATGACCTTGCATCCAATATCTGCAATTTTTACACCTTTTCATAATTTAATTTTTAATAAGCTTAGAAAAAAATCACCCCCCGCCCCCTTTAAGTACCAATACCTAAAAACCGATTTTAAGTGTTAATAATTAAAACGGAGGGTGAAAAAGTTACGGATTAAAACGGAGCGTCCTCCTCAACCGTTTGGACATTATTTGTCTTGACAAGATTTGTCCAAAACTTTTCAAAGAACTCAAGCTGCTTGCTGTTATCGTAAACCATTTGCCCTTTGACCTTTACTTTCTCAAGCTCAGGTAATTCGCCGGGGTTGTCCTTTGACCATTTCCACTTCATTGCCTTTCCGTTCTGATTAACAAAGATGGTGGTTTGTGGTTTGCCATTTTCGCCCGTTTTGCTGTTCGCGATCAGCTTCACAGGTTGGCTGATGTCAGCATTTGCGATGCTGTTGGTCAGCCCGCGATAATAACCGGAGTCCGTGCGAACTTGTACTAAATACTTTTGACCTTCATCTTCCAGTACAACTTTCAGTTTGCGGAACTTCGTGCCATTGTACTCGTCGTCTTGGAACTCGACCGACGTGATCAGTCCATCCACAGCATCAAATAAATCGATGTCGCCATTGGCGTTTTTGCGGGCAAATTTGCCCTCTTTCAAATTTAGGTAGGTAATTCCCCCCGATGTATTGGATAAGCCCATAATAAATACCTGTGACCAGAGCAGGCGTGGTTTTAATCTTTATAAATATCTTTTATCATTTGATCGATGCTGTCGTGAAGGTCTTTAGCTTTCTCCATAATTAAAGCTCGGTATTCTTCCTCACTGACCATTTTTGTTTTATACTTAAGATCGGTGTAAATATCAAACAAATTACCTTTAATTGTACCGATTAGACCAGCAAATTTGGTCATTCTTTCTGATTGCTCATAATACATTTGTTCATATAAATTTTTCATAATCTTTAGGTTTTAATCGAGGGGATTTTCTTCCTCAAATTTGTTAAGTAATAATTGTTTTACGTACAGTGAGCGGGCGGATTTAAAGATGATCGCATTCTCATGTGGCGTGTATAATCTTTGCTCCCACTCCACAAAGCCATTAACGGCTGGGTAGATCTGTTCGCGCCCTGTGGTGATATGCTTATAATAACAATAGGCAGTAAATACAACCGGAACGACATCCTCGCCTATTTGTACGTTATAGGTTATTTTGGTACTCATTATTCAAATATTGAATTTTGTTTAATTGATAACTTATGGCTGATTTGATAAGTTAATGATTTGGGTTTACTTGTGCCATTCTCAGCCAGCCAAAGATTATGCGTGGCGTTAAATAGCTCCAGCTCCTTTGCCGTATCTTCTTTACTGATTAACTGCCAGCCGATGCCCTGTATATCGCCTTTTTTACCCTCCGTGCGGGTTTTGGCATTAAGCCATAAAATGGCAACCTTGTCAACCCTTATGCCTGCTTTGTTCATTAACAAAGAACGATAAGCGGCCAATTGCAACCAGTAGGAGGGATATATGGCGTTGGAGGTTTTTATGTCAAGTAATATCTTTTCGCCATCCATGTCAATGATCCGGTCAATAGTGCCAGCGTATCCTAACTCCCGGCTGATAATATTCAGCTCTATTGAATCGGTTACAAATTGAAACCTGTTGCGAAAGTCGACATACCTTTCAAACATTGCCCACTCGTTTAATTTGTAGTCGATGCCGCCGGATGGATTGATTAAATTGACCTCTTTGCCCTGATCGTAGTCCTCGGTTAATTTGTGAACCACTGATCCGCGTCGGCCTGCTTCATCCCGGATCTCATCCGCGTCCTTACCAGCTTCTTTGAGCCAGTTGAAATAGGCAGCTCCCTTTGGGTAAGCCTCCAGAATAGTAGTTACTGATGGCACAAAGCCTCCGTCCTCTGTAGAATAAAAACGGCTGTCGAGGAAAGTCAGCTGTTTGTTGTTGATTGTGTACATATGCTTAACGATTTAGAATGCAAATATAAATTAAATTTTGAATAAACAAAAAAAAAATTTACTTTTGTCAAAAATAAATATTTATGGAACAAAAAAAGAAACGTGGCGCAAAGCCAAAGCCGGAAGGCGAAAAGAAAAAAGTAATACAATTCTATTTAAAAGAAAAGTATCATGGCAAATTTATTAAGGAGATCGCTCCAATCGTTAAAAAATATAGTTTATGAAATTTATAGAAGTGCATACATCCCCTAAAAACATTACAGAAAAAAGTATGTTAATGTATATTAATGTTAATCATATTCTTTCTTTTTGTCCGCTTATTTCTGCAGATGGAAAAATAATTTATGATATAATTATGTTAAAAGTAAATGGACACAAAGACATATTGGCAATAAAATATAATTATGAAAATTTTAAAGACAATATATTAAAATTACATAGCAACCACACACATATTGTATGATTAAATCAGCCTTATTCTACAAACAAAACAATCTCTCCGTAATTGCCACAGGTGAAAACAAGCGGGCAATAATGGCGTGGAAAGAATACCAAACTCGCTTCGCGACAGATGAAGAACTCCAAAGCCAGTTCGCCCATCCAAAAGCAAAAGGCGTGGCGGTTATATGCGGAGCGGTATCCAATAATCTTGAGGTAATAGATATTGATCTGAAGAACGATATTACCGGAACGCTTTACCAAAATTTGGTAAATGAAATAGGTTCACTAATTAGTAAACTTTATATCGTTAAAACTAAATCCGGAGGATATCATTTTTACTACCGATGCGAAACAATCGAAGGTAATATTAAGCTGGCATCCCGCCCGGCAACAGAAAGCGAAATAAAAGACAACCCACACGTAAAGCAGGTAGTGTTAATTGAAACACGAGGCGAGGGTGGATATGTTATTGCACCTCCCACTGAAGGTTATGAGCGGCAAACAGATTTCAACATTCCTGTTTTAACTATTGATGAACGCGATCATCTTTTATCCATTTGCAGATCATTTAACGAAATAATAGAAACGGTGCAAACCGTACGCGAATATCAAAGCGGATACTCAAAAACACCTTGGCAAGATTATAACGAGCGCGGCGATGTTGTACCTGTACTTACAAAGCACGGCTGGCAGATAGTAAATGAAACAAGTGAGCGCGTAGTGTTCAAACGCCCGGGGCAAACGGAATCCAAAAGCTCAGGCGATTATCATAAGGTATTAAAGTTATTCAAAGTATTTACAACCTCCTCGCAATTTGAGCCGGGCAAAGGCTATAATAATTACGCGGTTTATGCAATGCTGGAGCATAATAATGATTTTAGCAAAGCGGCAAAGGAATTGATAAAAGAAGGATATGGGGAGCAGGGCGGATTTGTGGAAAAAAAAATATCCGTAGTTGTCAATAGGTTAATATCAGCTGGTCACAATAAGGAGCGCATAATTGACGTACTGACAACCGAACACAATAAGCCGAAGCGTGAGGCGGAGATATTACTCGATGAAATAACAGGAGAGCGTGGAGATACAATACAGGCATTTTGGGAGGTTAATGAAACAAAGAGCGGAAAGACCATAACCCTGCAACGTCATAAACTTTGTGAGTTTCTTTTTAACTCAGGCTTCCATCTTTTCTTTTACGATAAAAAGTCAAACATCTTTAGGCTAGTTTATCAAAAAGACGGCTTTGTGCAGGAGGCTACAACCGAAATGATAAAGAAGTTCGTAAAGAATTACATCCAGTCTCTGCCTGCTAAATTTGATAACATAACACCAAATGAGCTACTTGAAATTGTTATGAAAGGATCCGATGCCTATTTTGGTACCGGCTTTCTTGAATTTATGGATGCACGGGATATTGACTTATTAAAAGACGATGCCTCAGCGGCTTACTTCCCTTTCAAAAACGGTATTGTAAAAGTAGATGCCAACGGCTCTAAGCTCCTAAGTTATGGGGAGGTCGGGCATGTTGTTTGGCAGTCGCAGGTAATAGACTTCGATATTGATGTGGACTTTGATTTCGCAGAAGATCTTTGTGAGTTTTGGAAGTTTATGCAAATGGTATCGGGAAACGATCAGGGGAATGTTGAATATCTTATGAGCCTTATGGGCTATCTATTGCACCAATACAAAGATCCGTCCCGCCCGTTTGCGGTGATCCTTGCAGAAGAAACGGAAGATGAAAAGAAAGGCGGCGGTACTGGCAAAGGTATTCTTGTAAAGGCTTTGAGCTTTATGTCAAACATTGAGCGCGTGGATGGCAAGAATTTTAAGCTGGATAAAAACTTCGCGTTCCAGCGCGTCGGATTGGATACTAAGATAATCGCTATTGAGGATGTACGTCGCAATGTCGATTTTGAGGGATTTTACTCGATTATTACGGAAGGGGTTACCGTAGAGAAGAAAAACAAAGATGAGCTGTTTATACCATATAAGGATTCGCCAAAGATACTATTTACCACAAACTACACGATCCCATCTACAGGCGATCACGCTAAGCGCAGACAAAGGGTGTTTGAGTTTAGTAATGCTTTCAGCTCAAAGTACACCCCGCTCGATCATTTCGGCCATAAGTTATTCGATGACTGGGATAAAGACGAATGGAACAGGTTTTACAATCTTATGTTTATTGCTGTGGCTTACTATCTGCATGATGGGGTTAAAGAGGTGGCGAATGGCGAAAAGCTTAAACGCAAACATATTAGGCTCAATTTTGGCGAAGAGTTTTTGGATTGGTGGGACAATCACATAAAAGAAAATGATGGCAAATGGCAGCCGTTTAAATCTCTTTACAATGAATTTAAGATTGCCAATGATATGGAACCGAAAGATTACAGCAATAAAAGATTCAGAAAAGCAATAGATGAGGCATCGGAAAGGTTCGGATATCAAGTCGCATCACGTCGCGCCGGGTCGGAAAGAATAAACGAAATATGTATTGAAAGCCTCGAAAAGGCAAAAAACCGACTTGATGACTCGATTCAAAAACCATTTTAAAAAATCAAGTCGTCAGGTAATTTATTGAAAATCAAACAATTAAAATTAAAAGACTCGATGACTTGATTTTTGCTATATTTTTACCTCACCTGTAGAAAAATGCGTTTATCTGGGGGGGGGAAAGTAAGGAAACACGAAAAAACGATGGATTGAGTCTTTTTATTAATTTGAATCACTTTATGGAAAAACAATGCAGAACTTGTATTTTTTGGGTGATGGCAGCGGAAAGGACAAAAAGTCTGGCCGAGGGGGTGCATTACAAAACAAATTTAGGGTATTGTGCTAATCCGGTTGTCCGGGATCAAATATTTCATGTTAGGAAAGGTGACGAACAAATATTATTTTTAAACCATAAAAATATTGAGTTTGATGAAAACTTTGGATGCATACACCAAAAACCAAATTCTAACAAGCCTTTTTAAAAGCAGGGAGCTGGATGAAATGCTGAGTAAGTTCGATGCCGGGGCAGGGAATGAAGATTTGAAATCTGAACTATTTTTGGTACTTTGCAATCAGCCGGAGGCAAAAATTATCGAGCTGAGTGGAAATAAGCAGTTAATGTTTTTTGCCACCGGAATAGTGCAAAAGATGATTTTTCAGAAGGGCAAGTTTTACAGGACTTACAGAAGAATAACTAACGAATTTAATACTAATATCGAAATAGAAGAAGAAGAGTATAATAGGGAAAAAGATATTATGTTAAATAGAGTTGAGGTAAGTCTTGAAACGGATTTGCACTGGGTGGAGCGGGCAATGGTTTCTTTGTATTTAGATAAAGGCAGCATGACTAAAATAAGCGAAGACGTTAAGATGCCTTTTAAGCAGGTGCAAAAGATTATGAAAGCGGCAAGGACAAAGATCGACAATGCAATAAACGGAAAGACCGTAGGCAATTACGTTGTGGCGAGTATGGACATTATTTTCGACATAAATGAATCTGTATGTCCAGATAACATCAATGATATTTTGGAGGAGGCTTGGGAATATATAAACTACCGGGTAACTGGAACTAAGGTGCCATCCAATGCCATTGACAACTATATCAAAGAGATCAAACCAATTAAACTAAAACGGATTATATGATGCTTTTAATCATTCCGATTACGGCTGCTTTATTTGCTTTTCACTTTATCGATGTGCTTCGCATACCCGAAAGGTGGCGGGTGCTATATCGTAAACCTTTCAACTGCAATCTTTGTTTATCTTTTTGGGTGGCTTTGCTTTTATGGCTGGTGCCTCCTATCTTTGTCAAAGTATTATTCACAGGCTTTGCCGCATCAATCTTATCAGTATGGGGAACAACAAGCAAGCGTTCGTAATGTATGAAAACGAATGGATGACGGTACGCAATGGATATTTAAGGGAGCTTACAACTGAATGCAAGAATGAGGTTGAGCGTATTTACAAAGAAGAGATTGATCAGAACTGGTTGCCGAATAGGTGGTGTAAGTCTTGTTACTATGATGCAATCCGGAGGTTAATAATTAAATTTGGGTTATGATTATAAGCGAAGAGGAGTTTTTGAAGACCGAACTTGAAATGGGTATCAGTTTAGATAACCCTGCTTTTATCGGTCTTGCAAATAATACAGCTCAATCGGTAATAGGTTTTGATTTCAGAACCGTTATGGATTACGGTGCCGGGGTTGGCGCTTATGCAAATGCCTTTTGGGCGTGGAATAAGAAAGTAGTTATTTACGAAAAGTTCAAACCACATAGGGAGTATATACAAAAGAATCTACCTCATATTGAGATAGTAGATGAACCCATTACAACGGATTTAATGCTGTTTATTGAGGTGGCGGAACACATGACTAATGAGGAACTGGATACGCTATTTGAAAAAATCAAACCTACTTATATTCTTTTCAGTTCAACATCACAGCGTACCGATTGGGACGAACACTGGGGACATATAAACGTAAAGGAGCAAAGCGAATGGGTTACTTTTTTTGAATCTAAAAATTATAAGTTAGTACGTGAGCAATCCGTACCGACTACATGGAGCAAAGTTTTTAAATATGCCACTACCGAATAAAAACGAAACCAAAGACGATTATATGCAACGTTGCATGGGTGATAGTGAAATGCAGAAGTACGATCCTGAGCAACGATACGCCGTTTGTAATTCGTATTGGAAGGAAGAAAAATTAAGGAATATATTTAGTAAAGAAGCAAAAACAATATTTGATAATGGAAAAGGAACTAAATGAAAAGCAGTTGATTTTTTGTAAAAATTATGTGAGTAAGGATTTTTTCGGAAGCGGTGTGGAAAGTTATGCAGCCGCTTATGGTTTGGATTTAACGAATCAAAAAGATTACAATAATGCAAAGGTTGCTGCGAGTAAATTGCTAACAAATTCAAACATTCTTTCACGTATCAATGAGGAGCTGGATGCCGCCGGGTTGAATGATAATTTCGTGGATAAACAATTACTTTTTGCCATTACTCAAAACGCGGATCTTAGCTCAAAGGTTAGAGCAATTCAAGAATATAACAAGTTGAAACAAAGGATTATCGAGAAACTTGAAACCAAAAACAATAACAAAATAACCGTTGAATATGTTAGTGCGGCTCCCGGAACTTCAC